TCATCATCTAGTGTTAGTGGCTCTATAACATTAAGTGGTAATACTGGTTCACACACATTAACAGAAAGTCAATTACCCTCACATACACACTATCTATTTGCAAATCATTCTATGGAACAAAATGCAAATTCAGACTGGGTAAGACGTAGTGGCAGTTTATATAAATCAAGTGGTATTGATAAATCTGCCTCACTAGAGGGTTATCAAGCCTCTGGTTCAGATGATTTTAAATACTCAATGGCATTTGATAGAAACAATGCAACACCATCAGTTCACCCATCTAGTCCAGTTGGTAGTGGCAGTGGTCATAATCATTCATTATCTGGTACTTTTAATCTTAGCAGTGGTACTACAACTGCAAATGGTTCTATATCAACACCATCATTTACTGGCAATAGTGCCTCAACTCTCTCACCATATATAACCATGAGTTATATTATTAAGACCTAATTATGAGTACAAAAAAAATATTAGATAAAATAGAAACTATCCAAGAAGATATACATAATATCAAGATGAGTCATAAACTCATGGAAAAAGACCTAAAACATCTAAAGTCAAATCATCTTTTTCATATTGAAAAAAGCACCGCTTTACTATGGAAGTGGTCATTGTTTATTGGAACATTAATTCTCATTATGTTTGTTGATGAGGCTCGAACAATAATATTTGAACATATTATAAAATAAATTTATTTACATTTTGACAAAGACAATCGCACAAAAAGGATTGTGGGCAGAAAGTATTGCAAAGGCACATTTCTGTACGCAAAAAAATTGCATAGTATTTGAACCCATTGGTGGTGTTGGTTTATGTGATTTAATAGTTTTAAACACCAAGACTGGAAAAATTGAAAAGTATGATGTGAAATATGGTGGACAAAGGTTTCTCTATAACAGAGGAAATAAAAATGGAAATGGTGGTTTACGTTTAATCCATAGAGTTCCAAGTGAAAAACAAAAAAAATTAAACATTAAATTAATTTACGTTATGGCAGATGGCACGATTAGAAAGCCAAAATCTGAAACAAGGGTAAGGGGTAAGGGTAACAATGCAGAATGAAGAACTAATATTGGTAGAAACACCAGTAAAATATTTAGACTGGAACTATCCATATTTTACAGTCAATGAAATGGTATGTCAGCACACTGGCTATCTAGGTTTTAATGAAAGATTTATGGATAGCTTAGTTACACTGAGAGAGAAGTGTGGATTTGGTTTTCCAGTAACCAGTTATTATCGCCATGCAGACTATATAAACATTGAAAACTCACACCCTATTGAACGTAAGAAACTTGAGGCTAGTAATGGTAAAAATGCAGGAAGTCATAGCTCTGGTAAAGCCATTGACATAGGTGTCGATAGAGAAAGAGCCTACATAGTTTTACGCACTGCTATGGATATGGGCATATTTACTGGCATTGGAATCAACCAGAAAGGCAATAGTAGATTTATACATCTTGACACTTGTAATGCGTCAGATGGATTTACTAGACCAACAATATGGAGTTATTAAGCATTTGGGCAGTAACAGTGGTGTTAAGTTTTTCAAATGCACCAGATTACGAGTCTGAATATCAAAGAGTTACATTTAATAATGAAAATTCATGCCAAGAATTTTTGCATGAAAATAGAATTATTTTAGAACATGATTTAATCCATGTTTTTGAAACACAAAAAGAGAAACTAATTAATATAAATTTTGATTGTGAAATCATTAAAGGTGAGGAAGTATGAACCCATTAGTATTTTTACCTAAGATATTAGGTGTAGCAAAACCATTATTAGGTTTAGCAGGTGGTCTAACAAAGAATCCTTTGGCAAAATTGGTGGTCGATAAAGTCAGTGGTGGCATTGAACATAGCCTAGAAAAGAAAAAAATTATTAGAGCTAAAGAAATAGAGGCAGAGCAAAACGTATCTATTGAACAAGTCAGACAACAACAAAATTCTATAAAAGATGAAATCTTAACTATAAAAATAACCGCTATCTTTTTATTTACCTGCTTACCATTTTCACAACCATACATGGAAAAGGCATTTAGCATACTTGCCAATGCACCAACAGAGTTCTGGTGGGCAGTGCTAATTGTGTATTCTGGTAGTTTTGGTTTATCTACTCTCAATAACATTCGTAAGAAGTAATTGACTCCTCGCAAGACTAAGTATCACCCATATAGCAAAAAGTTTCCTGCAACAGATGTCATGGGAGTATGCCCAATATGTAATAAAAATGTGTTAAGAGGTGATGGTTTTGTTATGGAAGAAAAATTTGAACCTACTATGCACAAAGTTTATATTCATCATTCTAAGTATGATGATTGTTTACAAAAACACTTTGAAAACCAAAAACAAGAAGAAGAAAAAGAACGTAAACGCAAATTAGGATTTGCAGAAAACCCTTTAGACCATTTTATAAAAAAGAATAAAGGGCTAAAATAATAAATTTTCTCTAAAATCACTAGCTTGTATTTTTTCAATAGTTCCATCATTTACATGAATATAACTATCTTTTGTTGTATTCATATCTGTATGACCCAAATATCGAGCAATCATAAACTCGTTATATATTTCATATTTAGACCATTGGGTAGCAATCCAAGACCTAAAGAAATGAAATGCCAACCCTTTGGGCAACTCATAATCCCCAGTCATCATTTCAGCTAATCTAGTTCTACCAGTTGGTGCTTTATAATAACAAGCATTGCCCACTTTAGTCCTAGAACCAATTTTAAAGCCATTTAACATAGGAAACAATATACCCTCTGGGTTGCTTATCATTGGGTTTGCTTTCATTGTATCTATGTAATCTTTGAGCTTTTTTGCCAACCCTAACCCTATTGGTATTTGTCTATAATCACTAGACTCAGTCTTAGTAAATTCCATTCTGTTGCCATCTCTATCAATCTGACCACATACAGTTAGATAACTTTGGTCATTATGACTAAATGTAAAGTCCTCATATCTAAATCCAAACAATTCAGAACGTCTTACCCCAGTGTTAGCCAACACATAAATCAGCATATACCAGATATAATCTTTATCTTTAATACTTTCAAAAAAAGAACGCATCTTGCTTATAGACCACTCACTCATTAGTGTTTTTAATATGAGCTTACGTTCTCGCCTACTAATTTTAAAGTAACCATTGCTTATGACACTCTTATTATGTCTGTAATCAGTTACAACATTGTTATCTAAATTAAAGTGTATTTGTGCATAAGACATCAAATTTTCTAATTTATTAAAATATTTAATATTTACACTTGGAGTTGATTTAGTAGATACAGTTGATATTTGTTTTCTAAATAAATCACAATGTCTCATAGTCCACATATTAATAGGTGTAACATATAGCTCATTGTTGCTTTGCACTATTTCTAATATTTTCTCAAACAAATTTATTTTTTCAATAGCTTTGCTTTTTTTAACATACTTGTTTGTTCTTAAATCATCATGCAAATCTTTGAGCATTGTATTAATTAATGCAGGGCAGGTTATGGCTCTATTGCCATCTGTCTTTAAGACAATCTTGCCTCGTTCTACATCATTAATAACTGTTGCTAGTTTTTTAATTAATGCTTGTTGGCATTTAGATGTAAAACGCACCTTGCCATTATCAGTTTTTTTGTCAGCAATTTGTATATAAGTTTGCACTTTACCATTTTTTAATTGATAAATGGGTGAGCCATGCAACTTATCTTGCCATGTATTTAATATATGTAAACTATCCACCATTTTGATTCCTTTTTGATTGTATGTTTGCCTCTCTAGTTAAATTATTTAAAACCTCGTCTTGTTGTTTTAGATTTAGTTTTAACATTTTTCTGTATTGTTGTACTTGCACATCAGAAACATAAGGGTCGTTACTGATATGCTCTTTCATGCAATTTAATAATTGTATAAATTTAGTTCTCATAGTAACACCTATTCTTTCTGTTTGTGCTGATACTTAATTGTATCTCTCACCCCACAACTAAGTATGGGGTGTAAGATAAAATTATTGGATTGCTATGCCCTCAAGATTAAGTTGAGCATATTTAAAATCTGGGTAATGATTTTTAATCATAACATCAATGTATTGTTTAAAAGGTACAGTTGATGGATTGATTGCACTATCCAATGCCTCAAAATATTCATTAACTGGGTATTCATAAACTGTAATCATACCCTCTTGATTAATAAATAGTCTGTTGCCAACTTGGTACATATCATCATCACTAAATTTCATGCCATGATAATCATTGGTTAAAACATTTTTAATTGTTTTAAGGTCTTTAATTTTTGTCATGTAGACTCCTTTGTCTATATTGTTATTAACTGGCTACTAAGTTACCATTCGTAGCCATATTGTCAATAGTGGCAAATTGTTTAATGATTACTCTTTACCCAGTAATTGACAAAGCCTTTAGACATTGGCTAAAATCGTAGGTTTATCCAAATTTGTGTGTGATTCTTTTTGCAGAAATCTCTAAAAAACTAAGGTTTTTAGTACGAATCTCATTGACGAAAATATGTCAGTCAGATTATTTTTACTTAAAAACCTAGAGAAAACTGAGTAAAAAACAAAAAGTTCACCTAGAGTTCACCATGTCTGGCTACAATATTTACTTAAAGTGAATTTTTTATCAAGTCTTATTTTCTAAAAGTGTAGCCACCCATATTCGTCATCTGGGTTCATGATTCGCCACTAAATTTTTCATTATCATCATCAAGCACATCTTTCTTAACTTTAGGAGTCCAAGACTTAGAACATCTATCAGTACAATACTTTTTACGTTTTTGGGCAGGGTGGTGTATCATAAATTTATCACCACAAGTTATGCAGGTTTTTTCCTCACTGAACATTGTCTAAGTAAAAGTTCACTACTAATTCTAATACTTGACCTCTGGTTGCATGGTTCTTTGATACATACCAATTCTTTTCACCATTCAATATCTTTTCAGTTACTTTATCTGAGTATTCTTTACGTCTTTCTAACTCTAGCTTTTCTCTTATACGTTCTATTTTTTGGTCTAGTTCTATTGCCATTGGTCTTTTTATGTTAAATCCAATGTTATGATGACTAACACTTTTGTTAATATACTTAGGTTGATTTTGTTTTGGCATTAGTAAATATCTCTTTCTTTGTAATTAGTAGATAACCTATTTTGTGGGTCTAACATTAAAGTTTTTGATATTACAAAGTTCTCTCTAAAATCAGAAATTGCATCTATGTTGTTTAAAAAATAATTACATATCACACCAACAAAACCAGACTTAGATATGTTCTCGCATTGTGTTTCAAATCCAACACCATCTACTGCTTTATTAAAACTAATTATGCTTTCTTTAACCATTGAAGAAATCAAACTATCCTCTGGTCTTACTTTAATCATTATCTCTGTAATTATGGGTCTGCCATTATTATCAAACTCTGAAAACCCAAAAATAGCATGGACTTTATATTGACCGCCACCCTCTGCACCCACATAGGTTTTAAGCAATATTGATTCAAGTCTATTGTTATCAGTCATGCACTTTATCTTTCTTTTCTTCATCTAATTTACTTGCTAGTTGACCTGCTAAAGCTGAATACCCAATTAAATCTATGTAATTGTCTGAATCGTAATCACCTGCTTTAGTTCTAGCAACTTTAAGTAGAGCCATCATGGTTAGGACATCTAAGGCAGATAAATCTACACCTAGATACCCAGACCATAATTTTGCAATGTTCTCATGGTTCTTAATAAAATCACCATGCTTACGTTTTCTATCGCCAGTTATTAAGTTTCCTGCTTTATGTAGTATGTCTAGTGCGTACTGCATTAAAAAGGAATCTCATCATCTATATCACCATCAGATATTGCAGGTGCATCTGGTGTTGGTGTTTGACCACCTGCATTAGTCTTTGGGTTTGGGTTTTTCCATCTTGGTTTGATGTTGACATTAAAAGTATCTTTAGTGCCATCTTTGACCCACATTGATACTGCCATAAAACACTTATCACCATTCTTGTTAGTGTCTGTAAGTATTTTTTCTAACAGTTGCTTATTAATCATGGTATTTTGGCTAAACGTAGACTCGCCAGTTGGTTTACCATCTTTAAACTCTTTAAACAGTGGTTGAAAGTGAGGTGCTTTTTCTGGGTCACCTTTCCTTTCATCTACTGGTACAAATTTTAGTTCAAAGTATTCACCCTTTTCTAATGGGTTGTATTTATCACTCATTATGTTTTCCTTATTTTAGTTGTGAAATGTCAAATCCACTTGTTGGACTTGAGTTGTTTTGCTCAAAATCTAAGTCTTGAGATTCTTCTATATTTAATAGAAAGAATTTTTGTAGCAGGTACTTGTACCCATAGCTCATTAGTGAACCACTAACTTTTGGGTCATTCTGATTACCTTTTAATACTTGAGGAACTTTAATATCACCGCACCTATGAAAATGGTGTACGTTTCTACCTTGTTCATCTTTATAGCAATTATCCATGTCAGTTATATTTAATACAACTGTTGCTATCATCATCTTGTCATCAGTTATCTCAAAGAAACAAGTCGGAGTTAAAACTAGCCTTGCATACTGACAAGCCTCTTTGACAACTTGTTGCACATCATTGTATGAACCTGCTGAATAACCCATACCAGTTTTTTTCTTTTTCACATCAGCACATTTCTCAATGGCTAAATGAATTTTCTGATACATATTGAGGTCTTTAATTGATGTTTCCTCTTTAGGTTTGGTTTGTTTCTTTTCAGTCATTAACTTGCCTTTTTGTTATTGTTGTAAATATCGTAAATCATTTGCTTGTACTCTGGCTCAATGTTCTTGAAGAACAAATGGTCATATTCTGGTGGTACAAGTTTAATAATTTTAAGAGGGTCATTAGACATCTGTAAAAGTGTTTGCCTCACCATTGCCTTGTCTTTAATGCTTTCCATTTCAGACTTTAGTCTATCCCACTGCAATTCTGCATAATCATCATGTCTAAATAATCTTGAATCTTTTGGAGTTACATAAAGCATATCGCCTAAAACATTTTCAGCATGAGCATAAATACTCATTTGAGATAAATGAAAACTCTTTGGTTCATTAGGTGTACTTGGATATTTCCAAATTCTTGAACCCTCTAATTTAATTTCACCAGATTTATCTCTATAATCTTTTTTGTAAAAACCACCTGCACTTGGATATGATGTTTTTAATTCAGTCCAATGTTGCAAAATTCCACTGCTATCTACATAAGCAATATCAATAAAACCAGTCCACATTACATTGATACCATCAATAATATAATGTATTGGTCTTTCTAATTGTATCGTTTCACCATCTTGTTTTTCATATAAAAGTTGGTAAACAATTTCTGCCAACATTTTTTTACCAAATGTTGCATAATGTTCATTCATCTCACCATCATTTTCATTAACTGTACTAGGCACATATCTTTTATAACTATCCATTATAAATGCCCATGCTTGGTCTATGTTGCAATATCCAGTTGCAACTAATCCACCCCATTCACCAAGATATTTACCCCATTCCATTCTGGCACTTCTCTCAAACTTTCTTTTATGCTCTTTCAATATGATGTATTTCATAAACCATAAAAAGTTTGGCAGGTTGATAGATGAATTACTTAACCATTCAATATCTTGCCTTGCCCATTCCTCACCAGTTACAAAATTTCTTTTTAACTTTTCTTGTTCTATTAATGATAGCTGAGTTATATCTCTATTAGGTTCTGATAAGACCACTGACCCTTTTGGATTATGTAAAGGAGTCATATTTTTAGAATCAGCAGTCTTATCTTTTTCCTCTTTGTTGGGGGAAACTTTTTTTTTCTTAGGCAATTACATTCACCATTGAGTTTTGTAATTCAATCATCATTACTAAAATAAAATAACAAGCAGGTATAAAAGCAATGCAACAAAACATCTTTGCAGTTATTTCTATAATTTCTAACCAAGTAAATTTATTCATAAGTACCTCGTTTTTTGATTCGTTCAATGTGAACAAGTTAGTCTAGCGAGTACACTATTTCAAACTATTATTTACATTTTTAATTTTTAGGTGAATTTACCTCTAATTTTTGAGGCTATATATGGCTTAGATTCAGTTAAACAATTACTTGTACTATGTAGCCAAAGTAGTACAATATAGACATAACAAAAAAACAAGGAGTCAAAAATGAGAAAAAATAAAATGCTAAATTTAGAGTTCAACACATTTGAGATGAACAAAGAAGTTTATGCTCTTAGACGTAAGGTAATAAACATTATTTATGACTTAAAAAAAGCAGTACCAACTTTACCAAGAGTTGAAGTGCGAATAGGTAATCATGTAAATGACAAAAGAGTTCTTGGACAAGGTAAAATGAAAGAGTGCAAAATTTGGATTACTGAAAAAGCAGTCAACATGAACCCAGATGAGTTAAGACACATTGTTGCACATGAGTTGGGTCATGCAGTTCTTGGTTTAGAGCATGATGACAAATGCCCATTAATGAGACCAACATTGGCAAAAGTTTTAGACCAGAAACAATGTGTATATCACTTTGCTAAATATTTTAACAAGAGGGTTGCGTAAGTGATTACATACAACCCTAAACAAAAATTTATTAGACCCTCAATCGAGCAGGTTGAGGTTCTATTAAAAAAAGTTCCTAATGTAAGTTGTGATAAAGTTAGTTGTCATAATGATAGATTATATTTTTGGATTTCTAATTTAGACTGGGCAACTATTTGCTCTGGTTTTAATGTAGATACATTTAATTATCTATTACAAAAATACAAATTAGATTTAACACCTTTTGTAAAATTATCTGACGAGCAAAAAGGACTCAACAGAGAACAAACAAAAGAAAAAGTTTATGAGATGTTATCTGAGGTCATCACTGCTGATAGCAAAATGACTAAGGGTGCATTGATTAAATATGTCAGAGATAACTGGACTGAAAAAACCATTATGTCTGATGTAGGTCGAGTGGCTAGTAAAGTTATAAATGAAAAGACTGGCAACTCATTTAGCAAATGGCAAATTTGCACAACTCAACGACATATCAGAAAGGTAAAATAGATATGCCATTAATAAGTAAATATGCACAAGAAAGATACAAAGCAATTAATGAAGCTTTTGCACAAGACCAAATTAATAGACCAGAACTTTATGCAGAGCCTATTAACTTTAGAATTGGGAAAGCATTTGTTAAATTGTGTTACAAAAAATATCCAAACCATAGTTGTTACAAAAACTTTAAAGAAGTTGGTGGTGGTTTAGATAATGGTTATGGGTATAAAATAGTAACAAAAAATGGTCGTACTTTTAAAAGACGATTTTTTAATATTAACACCCATGACTATAATAATGATTGGAAATGGAAAGACCTTGTTCATACACTTGCACATTATGTTGATAAGACTGGTAAACATACTGATGACCAAGCCTCTATTGAGTGGGGTATAACTAGACTTGCTATTGATACTTGGTTAGCAAAAAACAAGTTAGCTAATGAGCAAGATAAGTTAAAACCAATCAAACCTAAAGAGGATAGGGTGGTTAAAAAATATAAACAGATGATAGTAAGACAACAGGTTTGGGAAAAGAAAGCCAAGTCTGTTAAAACTTACTTAACTAAAGTGAATAAAGAAATAAAGGTGTATCAAAAAAGACACCAAGATAGACTAGAGGGTGTGGCTTAGTCCACACCTCTAACAAAATCATAATCAATTCTCGATACTGGAATACTATACTGTAACTTTGGTTTTTGTCTCATTACGTTACTTTGTGCAGTTGAATTAGGATTCCATCTTCTCATAACACCATTGTGCATTAATAAGAATTTAAGTGAGCCATCTTTTAGTTTTGTATAGTGCATACCATCAACACTTGGGTAATTTTCTTTTTTGTTTTTTCTTATTAAAAAAACTGCTTTGGTATCACATTCATGTATGCAGATAATATTATCTGGGTCATCAAGATAATTATTTAAGATAATATGTTCTGGTTTATCCTCGATAGGGTCGCACAATCTAATATCTGAGCTTTCATCACTGCCTTTTAAATGACCATGAATCATTAAGGTTGTGTTCATTGGTTCATACACTTGAAACCATTGCACACCCAATACCTCTGCAACCTTATTTGCCATGTGGTGGTCTAACCCTCTTTTATTATTAATTATTTTATTAAAATTAATATGGTCTTGACCAATAGCCTCACACAATTCTTTTTGTGTCATGCCTTTTTCTCGAAGTATGTTTTTTATACTATTTTGTCTTATCATTACTATTAATACTTTCTGTTTGTTATTGTAGCCAATTATAAACAAAAATTACTATCATTAAATAATAATAGTACCCAAAATGAGTTATAAAGTTTGGCAATATTTAGTTGTAATTTGGCTAGAATCACTAATTAGTATAAATAGCCAAATTGGATATTGACTTTTTGGCTCAAATAAAGGTACTAAATTATATGTTATTAAAAGAATATAAAGAAACCAATAATCTTACATTACAAGAACTTGCAACCCAATTTGGAGTAACTGGGCAGAATCCTAGACAAACCATACGCAGATGGGTTGAGGGTCTAAGAATACCAAGAGTGCATTTCATGGACAAAATTGAAAAAGCAACAAATGGCGAAGTTAAATTTGAGGACTTAGTTAATGGATATAAGAAAAAGCAGGTCAGTTAAGTTAGGCAGTAGGTTAGATTTAAAAATTAAATTTTTAGAGCCTAATTTTATTGAGTCTAATCTTACAGACGCATACGCACAATTCATAGATAGGACATCTACTATTGAGTGCAATAAGTCTTTAGATGATGAGAATATTGGCAAGTCAATTCTACATGAACTAATCCATGCCATGTTATCAGAGGCACACTTAACTATTGAGGGTCAACCTCTTGCTGATGATAAAGATGAGGAATCAGTGGTGGCAAACATGGAAACACAAATGTGGCAATTCTTTGCCCATAATCCAATGGAGTTAGCATTAATCTTTTACCCAATATTGAAAAGAAACCCAGATGTAATAAAGGCAATAAGCAAAATTAGATGAGTAAGAGTGGAAATTACATAGGCGGTCATACAATTTTACATGAGGGTAGTCCGTTTTTTTACAAAACTAATAACAATAATTTATCAAAAATTCATAAACAAAAAAATTATTTAAAAGAAATTGAAAATCAACTGAACAATGTGCAGATGCTAATGACAGCTAAACAAAATTTAATTGCAGAAAAAAATAATTTCAAGAAAAGAAAAAAAATTAAAACAAAAGATAATTTTGAAGGCAATTTATATTACTGGTTGCTAACTATTTTTCACATTTTAAGAAAAAGAAAAACAAAATTAAGAAAGCACCCAGAAATAGAGAGTGTAGTTATTTCAATTTTATTAGATATGGGTGTGAACAATAGGCTTTTAAATAAAGTACAAAAGAAAGTTGAATGTTAATGAGTACATTTCATAAAGATTTAGAAACTGGTAACGAATTTGAAAGCAGGTTGTGTGTGATGATACAAAAAAGATACCCAACCGCTACCAGAATACCATCTGAGTTTTCTGACTATGATATTTACATTGCTGAAACTAATAAAAAGATTGAGTGCAAGTACGATAAGAAAGCAAAAGAGACTGGCAATATATTTATAGAACTTAAATCTAATGACAACCAGAGTGGTATTTTAAAGAGTAAAGCAGATTATTATTATATTGATACTGGTCTTAAACTCTATTGCATACCACTAATTAAACTATTTGAGTGTGTAATTTTTGAAAACATAAAGCCTACTAAACATTTAGTTAATCAAGGCACTTATGAGATGGAAATGACTGGGTGCATTATACCAGTAGATATATTTCAAAATTATTGCATACAAATACAACCAACATTGATGAAGTTAAACTAATGGGTAAGGTTGTTGACATACTAAGTGGCAAAGAAACATTTGATTATAACACATTGCCAAACAAAAAGTATAAAGTAATTTTGGCAGACCCTAACTGGCAATTTTCTACATGGTCATCTAAAGGTAAGGGCAGGTCTGCTGAGAAACATTATGAGACCAATACAGTTGATGAGATAGGTCATTTAGAAATAGAAAAGATTGCAGATAAAGATTGTGTATTGTTTATGTGGGTTACTGACCCAGTGTTGCCAATGGCAATTAATCTAGCAGGTTGGTGGGGATTCACTTACAAGACAGTTGCCTTTACATGGTGCAAGGTCAATAAGATTAAAGACACTTATTTTAAAGGCATGGGTTACTACACTAGGTCTAACCCAGAGATGTGTTTGTTGTTTACTAAAGGCAAACCCTTAGAACGCATGGACAAGAATGTTGACCAATTAGTTGTAACTCGAATAAGAGAACATAGTCGCAAACCAGATGAGGTCAAAGACAGCATACATAGACTGTTTGGTGATGTGCCTAAGATAGAGTTGTTTGCTAGAGAACAATATGACCCAAAGAACTGGGATTACTGGGGTAATGAAATTAATAAGTTTGATGATGAAGAAATAGAAATTGAGGTGGAACTTGAGTAACGCATTAAAAGTTATCATCATTGGTTTGTTAATATGGCTATGCTTAGAGTACAGAGAGACTAGACATAATGAGTGGTGTTCAACTGAAATAGACATACTGAAAGAGCAACTAAGCTCAATCTATTACTATCATGGGCTTAATGATGAATGAGTATGAAGATAAATACTTAAAGCCAGACAAACGATTTACGAGGGTTAGTCATAGTTATTTAAAACTGCCTATGTCTTGCCAAGCCAAAGTTTTATTCCTGCTATTATTACAATTCTATCAATTTAATAAAGATGGAGTTCACCCAAGCCAAAGTTACCTTGCAAAGAACATGGGTCTTAAAACTAGGAAGTCAGTCAACAAGTATGCCAAAGAGTTGCAGGACTTAGGATTATTAGAGTGGGAACAAACTAAGAAACAATCTGGCACTGCAAACCATTACTATCTTGATACTGAGAATAAGGTGAGATTAAGACGATTAAGAAAGAGTGTAGCCAAGACACTGAAGAAGAAAGCAACATTAGTATCACTAGAGCTAGTGAAGAAAGAAATGGCATAGGGCATGGGTACTACAGTACACATGGGTGGTATACCACAGTACCCACTAATAATACTTATTAAATATACTAAAAGAGAGAGGCTAAGTATTTAGATGGATTTGTATAAACTATTTATAGAAAACCAACCCAAAGAAACTATGAAGAATAGATTAAAAAGAGAGTTGAGTAAGATTACTAAGCATAGCAACCCTGCATACATTAATGCAATTAAGAGAAATAAAAAACAAACTCTATACAATGAAATGATATTGAAATTAAGGGCAGAAATACATGACAGTAAGAAAGCAGACATAATTGCTGAATATTTACGCAAACAAGCAGAGTAAGGACATAATGGTTACTATTACTGAGATAATAGACCTCTTTGAAACATTTTGGTTGGTAGATAAGCACCTACCATCTGTAAAACCAAAAGAACTAAAGATGGGTACTATGAAGTGGGATTACAGACGAGAGTTCTCTGATATGGTACATAGTAAGAAGTGGAAAGAGAAACCTAAGTACCAACATATCCTTTTAAAAGAAGATATAGACGCATACAACACTTGTACTGACTTAGGCTTAACCTTACCACTGGAAGATAGAAAGCTATTGTATATGAGACCACATTGCAGTTATAGAAAGTTAGCCAAGATATACGAAGTAAGCCATGAAACAATACGAAATCGTTATCTTGATATTGTCATAGACATTGTAAACAAAATAAATACATCTGGTGCAAGTTCAATTAAATCTTATCTGATATTGACGAAATAGACTAAATTGTACTAACTTTAGTGTAAGATTAGCGAAAGGGTATGTTCTATGCCCTTTAATTCAATTAAAACAATATTATAGGGAACGAATCATGGAAGAAATTAAATGGTGGATTAATGATAAATGGACTGACTTTAAGTGGTGGTTCATAGATTTAGATACAAAAAAGAAAGCAATCTTTTGTATTGTTGTAATCATTATCATTGCAGGTCTATTGGTTAATAATGGCTAAGAAAAGCAAAGCAGTTATAGATGAAGTTATAAAGGGTGTGATGAATGGTAGAACTATTAAGAAAGTTTTAGCAGGATTGAAAGACCCTATATCATTTCAAGCATGGTCTAACTGGTTAGCCAAAGACCAAGACTTACTTAATCGTTATCATCAAGCAAAGATTAGTGCATTGGACTTTCAATTAGCTGAAGTTAAAGATGAACTAGATAAATGTGTTGCAGATAGCATAGACCCTAAAGCAGTCAGCATGAGTAGGGTCAACTTATTAAAGATTAAATCAGCTAATATTCAATGGGAATTGAGCAAATTGATGCCTAAAAACTATGGAACGAGCCAACAAATACAAGTTTCTACACCTAAAGATGAGGCATTTACAATCAGATGGAAAGAGTGATAGGGTAATAATATCAACACCTTGCTGAGCAAACTACCGCAAATCGAAACATAAATATTGACCAGATTTTATGAGTCTAAATGTAGTATGTGTCAGCTTGATACATACAAGATATAGATAACCGCAGAAAACTAGGAAATATTGTAGAAAATATATTGTGTTCACCTAAAAAGAAGTGAACTATGTGTGCTAAGTAATTGAAATATATAGGCTTAACCTATTTAACTTAAATAGATATGTCTGAATTTTTGGCAGTTTTCTGCCAGATACTACATATAGTATGCAATTTGGTCTGACATACCACATATAGGGGGGTTTTTTTTGAGGTGACACCCCAAATATTATTGGCGGTCTGGTGCATGGTCATTGGGTAGTTGCCATATCCAGAACAAGGGGATTTACATGGATTTTAAAGGACATTACATATTCAACGTATTATTAGATGATGAATCTGATTTGGTTGTACTTACAGTAGGGGGTTTTGGGTCTAATGCAGATAGAGAGGCTTTTGCAGATGATTTGCACTATACCTTATCTGAGAAAAAACTTGAGCTATATAGCCAAAAAACTGAGGATATTAAAGATTTCTTAGAATTGCTAGATTTAAAGCCAAAAAACGCAACCCTACACTAAAAATTTAATAATAGTACATATTTGACAATGTAGCCAAATAAGGCTAATGTTTAGTAATTAAACATTAACAAGGAGTCGAATATGACAAATACTATAACATTAAGCACAAAACAAACTTACGGAAGTTTAACAAACAGAATACAAGAACTACATTGTTTATTTCCTGCTGATTTTGATATGCAGGTTGGATTTGGTGGAACTGAATATATGTGGTCAGATTGTAAACCATATTCTGTATGTTCAGTAAATAAAAATTGGAATAACAAAGGTTATGAAATTTTAGGTGTTCAGCAAGATTATCATGCACCTAACAAAGACAGAACCGATTATGTATATACACCAAACATTAACGCAAGTGTTAATTATTTAAAATCTGAAATGGTTGAAACAAAAGATGGTTTAAAAAAAAGATATAGACCAGTACATTGGAATAAAAAAACCAACAGATGGAATAATGGCGGTGTTAAGATAACTCTTGGGCATAAAGAATATTACAGAGACCCAAGTTTTTAAAATAAATTAAATAAATCAAAAAGAGGGTCTTAATTGACCCTTTTTTTGTACCTAAATTATGCCAGAGATTGTTTTAGATTACACACCAAGAAAATATCAAAAAGTATTACATGAATTAATTGATAACCATAGGTTTGTAGTCGCAGTATGTCATAGACGTTTTGGTAAAAGTTATGCAATGACGCAACACTTTATTCGTGAGGCATTGAAAACCAAAAAAAAGAACTGGCGAGGTTATATTGTCTGCCCAACAATAGGTATGGCAAAGGCTATTCATTTTGATTACTGGCAGATGATGGCAAAACAAATACCCAATGTTAAATTTAACCAGTCAGAACTATCATGTACGTTTCCAAATGGTTCTCGTATGCAGTTGGTTGGTGCAAATGATGGTGGTGAAAGATTAAGAGGTCGATTTATTGACCTATGTTGTCTTGATGAGTTCCAAATGATGACTGAGGAACTATTTAATCAGATTGTTAGACCTGCAATGGTTGATAGAGATAACTTAGATGGTGAGAGAACGAGGTGTATCTTTATTGGAACACCTAAGTTGCAAAATATTTTATATAAAACTTTTAAATATGCTGAAAGTGATGAGAGTGGTGATGAGTGGGCAAGTATGCTTATGCCAGTTTCACTGACTAAAGTTGTACCGCAAGACGAATTAGAACAAGCCAAGAATACAATGGGCATGGACAACTACAATTCTGAGTTTGAATGTAGTTTTGAAAGCAATTTGTCTGGCAGTTATTATGGTGCGTATGTGCAAAAGGCTTATGATGAGGGTCGTAT